CGGCACAGCAATGCTCGCGACATTCGCCGCCAGCATGTAGCCGGCCGCGCCATTCCAGGCCGGGTTGGCCGGTTGCGCCACCACGGAAAAGCTCTGCGTTCCATCAGAGGTCATCACTACCGTGCCGACGGGGATGGTCGCCGTCACACCGGTGGTGTAGCGGGCGAAAATCACATCCCCCACGCTCGGCGCACCCGGCAGGCGGGTCAGCGAGAAATCCGCCATCCAGCTATCCAGATCGCTGCCATTGCTGGTGGCCGCGCGTGTCATGGAAAGCACTTGCAGGATCAGCCACTGCATCCACAACGCAACGGAAGCGCACGCCTCCAGCAACGCACGCAGCACGCTGCCCACCGAAAGGTCGATCAGTTGCGCCGCACTGCCTTGCACGGTCGCCGACATATTCTGCATCAGGTTGGAAAAATTCTGCAGCGGCAGGATCATCTCAGGCACTCACTGAAAAGGACAAAACCTGGGTCGATCCCGTCGTGCTATCCACATACTGGATCTGCACGAACACGCTTCCGTCCTGCGCGCTCTGCACATCGATCGCCGGCTCCGGCAGGCGCGCCACCGTTGCTTCCATGAAAATCTGGCTCCTGATCACCGATCGTATGGAAGCCACATCGCAAGGTTGCCCCACAAATTGGGCAAGACCCGCGCCATAGCTCGGCTGCCAGATATAATCTCCAGGATTGGTCAGCAGGCGGCGCAGCACCCGCTGCTGGCCGAGCGCGGTGCCAGCCGCCACCGCGACATCGCCGGTCGGCCCCGTGGCGAGATCTCCGCCCCAGAGCAAGGCTGCGTCAGGCATGATTGCCCCCTTCAATCGGCCGGCGTGGGCGGCGTATCCGATGGCGGATGCACATGCTCGTTGTAGTGCCCGCGCAACTGCGCCAGAGAACCGTGATAATCGGAAACATTCCCGGTCACCACCAGATTGCCGGTATGCGTCCACGTGCCCGCACTGCTCTGGATCGATCCATCATTGCAAAATTTCAAAAAGCTGCCGCTCCGATGCACCACCCAGAATTCGCCCACCGGCGCCGCAGGCGGCGCCGCCACGTTGGACCATAACCGAGCGACGACAATGCCGTGTTCCGCATTGCCCTCCTGCCAAATCACCACCACCTGATCGCCCGGCGCCGGCAGGCATGCCAGGCCCCATCCGGCGCCCACCCAGGCGGAGGCGATTGGCAGCCAGCCTGAAAGCACGCCCTCGGGCTGAATCATAACCCGCGCGGTCGCCGTTGCCGGATCCACCGAGGATACCATCGCCAGCCGCGGCTGCGCCCAGCCCTGATCCTGCTGCGCGGACTGCGCCTTCAGCTGGTTGAAAAATCCGTCCATGGCGGCAACCTCGCCTGTATCGTCTGGGTATATCCGCGTTCGAACGAAATGCGGCGCTCCACATCCGTGATGAAATATGCGCCGTCAAAATCCGTTCCCGTATCAGCAAGTGTCAGCCCGCCACGCGGAAACGTTGTCAGATCACCCGGCATGTCGATACACACCGTCCGTGCCTGCTGCGCCATCTGCGTCATCATGCGCTGCGCCAACTGGCTTGCCGCATTGCCTGTCAGGTTCGGCTGAACCACCATGTAGCTGAGCGGCGTGCCGCCACTGGTGGCTGAGCTTGCCGTTTGCACAACGCTTTGCTGCCCCCGGCAATCCCAGCTTTTCACGCTCACCGCCACGCCGCCGCTCAGCGTCAGATCGCGCTCCAGGCGCATGTCCAGGCAATCGGCCGGCGTCAGCACCAAGGGCGCCGTCGCCGGCCCAGGCGGCGCGAAGTTCAGCGTCTGGCCGGAGACCCACACATCAAAACTCTCCAGCTCGGCGAGCCGGATCAGCAAATCCCACTCCGTCGTCACGCCCGCATGCTGATCCAGCGTCGTGCGCGCATGGTCATTCTGAAAATTCCGGCCCACCAGGCCGCTCGTCGGCGTCACCGCAGCCTGCAAACCATGTCGCCCTGCCAGCGTGGTCGCAATCTGGCTCGATGTCTGGTTCTCGAACGTCTCCTGCGTGCGCGCGGCAATGAAGGCGGCGGTCATATCCCGCCCCTCCACGCTCACCACAGCGCGCCCCGCATCCACCTCCAGCCGGTCCGCCGGCCCCAGGATCATGCTGGCCCAGGCACCATCCAGGGCCATCCTCACCTCGATCTGCAGCGTGGGCTGATCCCACACCGCATAACCCGATTCAGTCAGGGTGGCACTCAGCCTGTAGCGATCCGCCGCCAGATGCGCATTGCTGCTCACCTCCGCATCGATCACGCCTGCCACAGGTGCGCCGTTCACCAGCACCAGCAAATCGGGCGCACGCGTCTCACTGCTGGCCAATGCCGCCCCCCGCGGAAGGATCCACATCGGGTAGCGTCAGCGTCACCAGCCCGCTCAGCCACGGATCGGTAATGCCGTTCAGCTCCGCAATCCGCACCCACTGCGTCGCATCCTGCAAATACTGCGCGGCCACGGCAAACAGATTGGCGCTGGCGACCGTGATCACCTGCATCAGCTTCCTGCCCCATCCAGATTGGCCAGCGACCGGCCCACATACCCGGCCGCACAACTCAATTGCGCCAGGCTGCCCGCCGAACTCACCAGCGTCGCCAGGCTGCCCGATGCCAGGCCCGCGCCCGCTGCCGCCATGCCTTGCGCAATGGCGCTTTGCGCCGCCGCCACGGCCGCCTCGCTCTGCGTCAGCCCGCCGCCACCCTGCACCAAACCATTCGGCGCCGATGTGGCCGCGATAGCGCCCGTCACATCGAAATAGGCCGCGGCCGAATTCAGATCGCTCAGCACGCTATCGGCAAGCGTCGGCGTGAACACGTCCACACTCTGCGCCAGATCCGCCTGCACAGTGCAGCTGATCCGGTATTCGATCCACCAGGGATTGCGGTAATCCATGTCCAGCGAACCGATCACCACCGTGTAGCAGAATTCATCCCACGCGAGCGTCAGCGGCGCACCCGCCACGCGCATCGCATCCAGCATGCGCGCCCTCTCGCCTGCATCCGATCCGGAAAAGATGCCTGCCCACACAAGCGCCGCATCGTCACGCCCCATCGCGTCTATCACCCGCGCGCCACCGATCAGTCTATGCACAGCCAGGCGCTGCCCGCCGCCAAAGCGCACGCCGGCCGGCGCCTCAAAACCCTCCAGCGCCATGCTGCCGAGTGTAAGAAGTGCCATCAGCCCCCCACAGTCGCGCCCGGCATCAGCCGGCCGCGGCGCGGATCAAACCCGGTAGGGCCGGAAGGCGCGCGCATCGCCTCCCGCCCCAAAAAGCGGGACATCCACTTGCCCACCAGAACCCCATCCAAAAACACATCGCCACCGTTTGGCCCCTGCGCGCCTTGCGGGGCCAGCCCCGGGTCCGGCGACGCAGGCTTCGCATCGCCGTTCGGCCGAGGCTGTACGCCGCGCTCCGCGCCGCCCGCCGGCTGAACAACAGTTGCACCACCCGCCGCCTGTCCCGCCTCCGCCTGCTGGATGATCGCGGCCCTCACCGGCGCCGCGGGTTGCGCGGGCGCGCCTGGCGGCGCATTGCCGCCTGCCCCGTGTACCCACATCAGCGTAGCCGGGGCATGCCCCCTATCCGGCCCAGTCCGGGTATCCGGTGCAGGCCCGTCGGCATCAACCGTGCGGGCGTTATCCGCCGGCCAGGCCGCTGGAAGCACCGCGCCGGGCCGCATCGCCACAGCCATAGCAACGGCCGCAGGCTGCCGCGCACGTTCACCGATCGTGCCCAAACTCGCGGCCGCGGGCGCGGCATCTGGCACAGGCGCACCAGGCGCCTGCTGTAACGGCCGTGCCTGTTGCCCCGAAGGGGCCACAGGCTGCGGCGCGGCCGCGTGCACCACGGCCACAAGCCGTTCGCCGGGCGCCTGCGCAGGGCGGCGTTCAGGCACCCCAGCTTCAGGCCGATGCGTTGCCACGTCGGGCGCCGTAGCCGAGGCCGGCGCCGCGCCCCGGTCCGCCGCCGACGGCACGGATGGCGGCACCTGAACCGTTTTCGGCACCACCACCCGCTCCGCCGCCGCAGCGCCCGAAACCGACTGCGCCCGCCCCGCCGCCCTGTGCAGCGCCGCCACCGGCACCCCGCCGGCGCGCAAACCCGCCTGCCACCGCGCCATATCCCGCCGCAACCGCGCCATCTCTTCCGAAACGCCATCGCTCAGCGCCAGCGCCACGCCGATTTCGAACACGTCGCTCACCGGCCGAGCGATGTCACCAGCCGAGCACCGCGCCAGCGTTTCCAGCGGCGCGCTGGGCGGCCGCCCTGGCGCCCCCAGCTCCGCTGCCCGCACTTCCCGCGCACGGCTCGCCACCACCACCCGGCCGCCCTGCACACGCACGCTCAACTCAGCCGGCAGCCCACGCGCCACCAACCCGGCGCGCAACGCCTCCGCCAGCCGATCGCCGGCCGCCAGCAGCGCATCCATTAAGCCTTCGTCCACGTTTGCGACCCCCACTCGAACTCCAGCCCCTCCAGCCGCCCCATCGCCACAACCCACGCCAGGCGCTCATCCACAGGTAGGGAGAACGCCACATCGAACGGCACCCCGTTCCGGACCAGATACAGACAGTCCACAAGATCGGGGTGCCGGCTCAGTTTCCCTGGGCGTCACTCCCTAAGCTTGGCGGGTCATCCGCCTCCATCGCCGCCGCCACCGCGGCAAGCCCACGATCACCAAGCTTGCCGACCAGGGCTTCAATCTGCGCTTCAGTCACCGGCGGCGGTACCGGCACGCCATCGATGGACGAAACCGAAGCCGCCAGCATCGCCATCCCGAGATAAGGATTGTTCTGCGCCAGCACCGGCCCGATCGCTTTGAACAACCGCAACCGATCCAGCGCCGTCATCCGCCGCAGCGTAATCTCCCGCCCATCCGCATCCCGCGCCGAAAGCGATAGCGCCGCCGCCGCGATGATCTGCGCGCTTGGCGATGCCATCAGATACGCTGCCGCTGAGTGGCGAAAAACTCCAGCTTCTGCTTCACACTCGCATCACCGCGCCACGTGCCAGCATTCACCAGCTTGAAAACCACACCGGAATACTCGTACGTCGATGTGGACCCATCCACTTCCGTCACATACTGATAAACCGTGCCGGCTGGCAGCGAGCCTTGGGTGAGAAACATCTGCTCGGCTGCGGCGATAAAATCATCCACCGCGCTGGTGCCCCGCTCCACTTCAAAACTGCCTTCCCACCCCTTCGGCAGCTCCGCCCCCATCGGCACGCCATCCAGCCGGTCAAGCCGCACGGATTGCGTCATCTGCCGGCTCTCGAACCCCGTCACGTAGGTAAGATCGACGCGGCCTTGCGGTCCCATCACCACCAATTGGCAATCGCGTCCGATCGAGAATGAAT